GGAAAATAATCGCGCCATCGCCCTTCCTGGACTTAATAACGGCATCCTGTATCTCAAAGTAAGCGCCAGCGTTCATGGCCTCGATCTTTGTTTCTAGCAGCCGCTTAACGGACTGGTTTAAGGATTTCTGAATCTCACGGACGCAAACGCTGCGCCGCTTTTGGTCAATGATGTGCGCCTCAATCATTAACTCGGCAAACATATGCGACTTGCCAGAGCCTCGGCCACCCCATGCGCCTTTGTAGCGGCTGCCTTCCAGCAGGGGCAGCGCCCACTCTGGAGTTTGCAGTTGTAGAGTTTTACCCATGTTTGACGATTACGCGCTCTATCTTGGCAAACTCTAGCGGCACACCGTCAGCGCCAGTTAGTTCATGCTTTTGGGTTTCTGCCCAGCGCATTTGTGTCTTACTCCACCAGATTGCCGCAGTCGTGTCTCCTGCCATTACCTTTTGGAATAGGGTTTTTCCTACCTGTGCGTTTGCCTTTGACTTGCCGCTGACTAACTCAGAACTGAAGTGCGCCCGTAGCGTGTCAATGTGTATTCCATCACGAACCAGTGCACCTATCTGCTCGATGGGCAATCCGTAGCCTGACAGTGCTTCTACCTGTTTGCGCTCGGCAATGGTCGGTTCAAAGGCTGGCCTGCCTGCGTTTTCACGTGCGCCGCCGTAATTTGGGTCATGCGCTTTAGCTGGCACGATTTTTGTCTTTTTGCTTTTAAGAGTGGGTTTTTCAAGTTTATTTGCCATTTGTAACCTCCGCGAAAGGTTGTCCGGTTTCTGCGTGTGTTGCGATTTTGCCAGTGAAATCCTGCCAGCGTTGGATGATGACATCGCAATACTTTGGGCTGAGTTCTGTTCCACAAGCAATGCGACCATTTTTTTCAGCCGCCATCAAAGTAGAACCACTTCCCATGAAAGGGTCAAAAACAACATCCCCTGAATCTGTGTAAGCTTTGACAAAGAACTCGGGCAATCCAACTGGAAAAGCCGCTGGATGTCCTAAAGCTTCCGATTGAAATGTTGGCAGTCTGTTACCAGGGTATGCCATTCCTGCTGCAATATCGTTCCCATCAACTGCTGAAACATGGCCTTGTCTCTTGGCTGCGTTTGTGTCGCCTGCCCCTTTGCCTTTTGCTTTTGGCACAGCCTTTGATTCATGTTTCACGGCCTCTGGATTAAATTTCCACTCTCCTTTTGTAAAATGATAGATTGGTTCAAATTGATTTTTAAATCTTCTTGCCACCTGTTGAGGAATGCCCGATCGTTCCCAACAAAATTCATCTGCAAAGTTCCATCCCCAATCTCTTACATGAGCTAACACCAAATCAAAAACATAAAGTTCTCGTTTTAATCCCTCTGCATTTGGTTTGATGTTGCAAAAATATGATCCATCATTGACCAAATTCGCCATTATATTTGATGCAACATCTTGATACCAATTAACAAATTCATCTGGGCTTATTGGTTTAAATCCTGATGCTTCATCATATGTTCTTTGAGACGCATACGGTGGAGAAGTAACAACCAAATTTATTTTCTGTCCATTCAATAATTTTTCAATATCAGAAAATGACTTGCAATCACCACACATCAGCCTATGCTTGCCCATCACCCAAATATCACCAAGCACAGTAATTGGTTGCTCTGGCACCTCGGGCACGGCATCCTCATCGGTCAGGCCAGGCTCAATCTGCTCAGGCATCAGTGCTGCAATCTCCTCGGCTGAGAATCCAGTCAAGTCAAGGTCAAACCCTAAATCACCAATCTCACCCAATTCAAGCGCCAGCATTTCATTGTCCCAGCCAGCATTCAGCGCAAGCTTATTGTCTGCCAGCACATAAGCCCGTTTCTTGGCGTCACTCCAACCCTTTGCCACCATCACTGGCACTTCGGCCATCTTTAGACGTTGTGCCGCAAGTGTGCGCCCATGCCCTGCAATGATGCCGCCTGTCTCGTCTACCAGTATCGGAGTAGTCCAGCCCCATTCTTTGATGCTTGCCGCAATTTGGCCTATCTGCTCGTCTGAGTGTGTCCTGGCATTACGGGCGTAAGGAATAAGTTTCTCAATGCTCCAGCGTTCTACCTTGTCTGCGGGATTGATCATTTGTCCAACTTTTCTTTGGTTTTCATGTGAGCATTGTGCCACATTTGTGATTTTTCATCCTTGCTCATTTTGCCTTGATCTAGGTTGGCATGGCAAGTAAAGCACAGTGCCGCCACAAACTCATCGCTGGCCTTTATTCCCCGCCCTTTGCCGTGTGCGCCTTCGTTTGAGTGTGCCGCTACTACTGTCCCATCCTCTGCCCCGCAGTGCTGGCAGGGTAATGCTCGGCAGGCTTCTAAGCGCTTTTTGTCCCGCAGATATTTCCTTTTTGGAAACATCATGCCGAAAACCTAACGCCTTTTTCTGCCCCGAATGCTTCCATCAAAGTCTGCAAATCGCACATTTCGGCCTTGGTCATCTTGCTGGTTGATTGCCCAAGCACGACAAATCCACCGTCTAAGCCTGGCACAACGTCCTGCTTTTTAAGTGCCGCAGTGAAAACGTGCTTCCATTCCTCCGGCGTAAGTTTTCGCCCGTACCAGTCCACTTGCTCACTTATTTCGTCAAGTATGGCCCAAAGACGGGAGTTTTGCTCTAGGCTTCGTGTGGCCGGTTTGATCTCCAGCACCATCTTATGCCCTGCCATTAGTGCGCTTTTTAGCTGCGGCCAGATTGTTTTTGTCATTGCTGCATGGGCCTGAACTGGCTCCCAACATTGAATTGCAAGTTTCATTTCATTACCCCAATCATTCGTAAAGCGGCTTCAGGGCCATCAATACGCACTAGTGTGCCTCCGGCCCATTTTGCAAAAAAGGCCTCTTGTAACTCTGTTAAACGCTTTTTAGGCCCATCTTTAATCTCTACTAGAAACGTATGCCCTTTGTAGCCTACAAGTAGGTCTACAGGTAGGCCAATAATCCAAACGTAAGCGCCAGCCGCCCTAAGTGCTGTCACCACTTGAGTGGAGTTAGCATCAATCCTTGCTGCGCGGCGCATTCATTTGCTCCATGATGTAGTCCTTTATTCCTGCGTAAACAGGCTCTTTGTCCAGTTCTTTTACCCGCTGCCAAGCGTAGTCCTTCCAGCCTGGTTCTTTGCAAAGCATTAAGTAGTGGTCAAAAATACGCTGGCGTGACATTAAAAACTTGTCCATTTTTTCTTTAATTCGGCCATGTGCTGTCTAATTTCTGGCGGCATGGGTACTAATTTTGGGTTGTATTCAATTGCGTTCTGCCTTGGGATTGATGGGCCAGATGTGCAAAGTTCCTTAAATTTCAGCGCACTAGGTGGCCTGTCAGGGTGGCAGCAATTGATTGCGTAGTCCATTGTTGGCCGGTAAGTCAGGTAAATTCCAAGCTGATTTATCCACTCTTGGCGAATAATGTTTGGGTCAATCCCATCCCAATGTCGGACAAACGCTGCGCCATAAATGGCATTCATGCGCGAAAAAATGTAATCAAAGCCTGAGTCTTTATCGCAAAAGTCGGTCATTTTCCACCTCTACTGGTTTAGTCCAAAATGGTTTTGGTGCGGTTAGTCCCCTTGTTAGCTCATGCATATTGTTTTGTGCTTTTTGAGTAGCGGTCATCTTTTCTGCAAGCCAATCGGCCTTAAAGCCTGTCCAACCCCTTGCACAGCACGTTTCCAAGGCTGTCTGTAGGCTTACCCCTGCTTTGCGTGCTTCGCGCTCTATTCCGTCGATAGCGGTCTGGGTGACTGCTGCGCGTTTGGCTTTACGCAAACTTATCCAATCTTGCCAAACTGAATCCGTCACGCCTTCAGGCGGGGCGACTGTATTCTTTATTGGTTTATGGTTTATCGTTTCTAGTTTATGGTTTATAGTTGCCTTAACGATGGGTTGCGTGTCGGATGCCAGTGGGCTACCCATTGGGTTCTTTTTCCTACCACCAAGGCGACCATTAGCCCTGTTTTTTTCTGCCATCGCGTGATAGGCAGCAATGACATCTTCGCAACGGGAATGGAAATATCCATCTTCATGCTTTACAAACATATCGTTTAAAACATCCCTAATGATGGATGCTTCCATCCGGATGCGTCTGGCAACCCATTGGGTATCCAAAGGAATTTTTTGCTCTGAATCGTAATACATATCCAACAGACGGCGGTAAGCCAAATCTTCATCGTTGGAAAGATGGCCTGTAGCGGCCTTGTAGTCACCAATGTTGAATTGGTAGTAGTGCATGGTGTTAACCTTTATCACGGTTGTTATCACTAAAAAGATGCATCGGCAGGACGGTGATAAGTCGTCTTTTCCCCCGCTAAAGGTAGCCGTGCCCTAACT